TCTGTTCTTGTTTTTTCTGCAAATTCATGATGTACAATTTTGCCATTAATATGTTTTTCTATTAATGGTTTCCACCAGCCTGGATTTTCAACAATAAGGTGTGCATTACGTCCGTCGGGTAAAAACTTTTTAGCAGGACTAGTTGCAATAATTAAAAATGCAATCTTTGTAAATAATTCATTCATGTGTTTTAATACATTCTCTAAAAATACAGGTTCGATATGCTCTAATACGTCTGTAGAGACAAGCATATCAAATGTTCCTTCGGGTCTAGTATTAAAATTAGAATTTCCTGGATCATACCCTTGAACAGTCATATCTGGATATGCTTCTTGTAATGCTAAAGTTACTCCACCTTTACCACACCCGTAATCAATAATACTTTTTGGACTATATTTTCTAATCCATTTTTCTGTTTGTTTTAGTCCTTTAGCATCACCAAATGAAGCTTTTTCATTATGCAGTTGAGCTAATTGTAATACATATTCTTCACTAATTGTCTTCATTTAGTCTTTCCTCCTGCTTCCGTATTGCTAGTATACGTTTTAAATACCCTCCCGATATGGAATGATTTACTCCACTATTTAATTGGTTTTGTTTTTCAGAACTTATAAGATGGCAGTGAATTTCTACAGGTTTATCAGACATTGGTACTAGTTGTAACCAAGGTAATCCAGCTGGAATTGTAAGTTCAGTATCGTGTGGAATAAAGATATTATTTAAACAAGCATGTTGGTACTTGTATTCTATAAGTCCTGGAACAGTCCAGTAAGATAAAGGATTATCATGATGCCAATCTGGTTTCATCCAAACCCATTGCACTCCTGTTTCTTCTACTAACGTCCACGGAGATGTAATTTTAACCTGAGCCAATCCTGGCTTATGATGTTCGAAATCACGTCTATCATGTTCTATCATTTGTATATAATCAGGTACTGCATGGAAAAACTTATTGCCACCATTATCTACTTTAGCATGAAGTTCACACCAAGCAGGAAATATAATTCCTTCTTTAAGGATGCCATTAATTGCAGGACAAGTTTTTAATGTTGCAACAGGCATGTTGTCATAGCCAGGCATATCTGTTTCTCTATGCTGTGGTAATTTTTTCCACCAGTCTGGCAGAAACTTTCTAGCTAACATAGGCTGGTAAGCATCATACTGATCTTTCCTATCAGTATATGCATTTACTACAATAGTATCTGTTTTCTGTTTTTTCCAAAACATATTATAGTAACACTCCATAATCAATCATTTCGCTTTGTCGACTAATGTCTTTAACAAAATAAGCACATAAAGGATCGTCCCCGTCTTCAATTGGTATTGCTAATAGTTGTCCGTTTTTCATTTTAGGAAAATACCATTTCACATCATTATAAAAATTAGTTATTTTTATTTTCCCCCAATTTAAAGTATAACTTGTCAAAGGGTTAAACAAGAATGCTTCGAATCCTCGATCATTTAAACTTGTTAACGGCAATACTTCTATATCCCCTGCACCTTCACTATCGCCAACAGCTAAACTCCAATCTACTGGCATTGTAATTTCTCTACCATCAATTTCTAATACCATTGCTGGAGAACTAAAACTTTCTAAAAATATTAGCGGTATAAAAAAGAAATCAGCTTCCTTAGGGTTTGAATTATCTAAAACAGCAAATCGTACATCGTCTTTTAATTCTTCCGGTAAGTTATTAAGATGGAATGTTTTGTTCTCTAGTGTTAATATTTTCATTTATTTTTTCCTTTTAGCATTGGCTAATATTTCTGCTGGTGTCTTAGTCCCAGGGTCTAGTTTTGAAAGTCTGCAACTAAGGAGTTTCTTTTTACCTTTGCTAGTTACAATTACTGGCTGTCCATACTCGTCCAGTTCTATCGCTTTAATTTTAGTAGGCACGTTACGAAATCTTCCTACTGCAATTTCATCTCCTACTTTTACTTCTATTAAAAATGTTTTCATAATTAAGTCCAGTCAAGTTTCTCTATAGTAAAAGGATACTGAGCTTCTTTATAAAACTTCTTACGTTGTGTTAAATGTCGCTTTGCATACTTACATGTTGACGTAATATCCCATATTTGTACAAAGTCTTTATCTTCTGCCTTACGTACACCTCTGCCTATTGATTGTATTACCCTTACGAAAGACTTGCCCGGCTCAATAAGTACAAGATTAAATATTCTGGGAATATTAATACCGACACTAGCAACACCGTAAGTAGCAATAAGACACTTGTTAGTAGCTTCTTTAATTTCGTCATACTGTTCCTTTCTATCAGCTAATTTTACATCACCTTTAATAAAAACTGCGTCTGGTATTTGTTCTACTAATAATTCACCTGCCTTAATACGGTCTACAAGTATTAATGTATTGCCTGAGTCCTTAATAGAGCTCATCATTTTGCCTATATGTTCTATTCGTTCTTTATGTGTAACAAGATATTTTAATTCTTCTGCATAGCTATTATGTACTTGTGTATCTATTAGCTGTACTATATTAACATGACAGTTAGATAATACACCTTTATCTTGTAATTCTTTTGCACTTATCTTTCCTATTACAGGACCTATACTTGCTAGAATTGCCTGAAATTCAAAATCTTCTTTTGGTACAGTTCCAGTTAACCCCCATCTAAGTGGAGCATTTTTTAGATTTTGTGTTAATAATTTTTTTAATACATCGGCTTTAGCTTGATGTACTTCGTCAACAATTAATGTTTCTACGCCGTTTAAAAATTCTGCCAGTGTTACAACAGCATCATAATCTTTACTTTTCTTATCAAGTATATTCAAACTTTGCCAAGTACAAATTGTATGTGTTTTGCCAAGTTCTTTTCTATCACCAAAGTATACACCAACATCTAATCCACAGTTAATATAATCTTCTTCTGTTTGTGTAACTAAACTTTTATTAGGAACAATTACAAGTGTTCGACCAAACGGTTCACAAAGATGTGAAAGTGTTGCAGTAATAATTGTTTTACCAGCACCTGTGGCAACTTCTTGTAATGCTTGTGGAGTTTCTAAAAAGTTATTAATAACTTCAACTTGATAATCTCTTAATATAATTTTCTCGCCCTCTGCTATATGTCCTTTCGGCCAAGTTTTATGGGCCCAGTAGTTCTTATCAATTTTGTTAAATGTTAAATTATGCTTAATCCGATTGTCACTAATTTCTGCAACTTCTACTCCTGAGTCCACTAAAGTATTAACAATAATATCAAGATGGTTAACATACCCTGTGCCTCCTATACCAAAAAAGTTAATCTTACCATCCCAACGACCTAATTTATATTGCGGTAAGTATCTTGCATATGGTACTGCAAACTTTAATTTATTTGCAATCTTACGTCGGTATTCAACCGGAAGATTTTCAACCTTTACGTTAACTTCATCTTGAATTACTATGCGACAGCTTACCATTAAATTTTTTCTACCTTTCTGCCACTTATATCGCTAAATGGTGTTATGTCAGTATCATACTGCATGTATAAATCAGTACCTGAAATAAACCCATCTACTTTAGTATAATTTCTTTTACTACCTAAAGTAAATGCACACACAGGTCTCCACTGAGTTTTTATTAAAGGCTTAGGAACCTTATTACTATTAATATACACTATTTTTGTCTTATTGTCAACTATATTATTTAAGTGGTTCTCTCTGATGAAATGGTTAAATTCGTTTCCTTTTGGTGAGGGAAGTCTAAACATAACACTCATTTCTTCTGATGGTATAAAATTTGTAAATCGTCTATGCAGTTCAAATAATTGATCTTGTGCTTGTTTAGTGTCAATAACTATTAACAATGGATATCTATCTAACTCATGTATACTTGCTAATACTTGATCAAGACTCCATTTTAATTTATTAATACATATTACTGATTGCGACCTTTGTGTAACTTTTGCTGTAAGTTCTGAACAATGTTTAAAACTTTCTAGTACAGCATTCTCGTCAATGTATTCAAGACCATATAAGAATCTTCGATCATAATATTTCCAAAGATTAGTTTGACTTGGCTCTTCTTTAATAGAATTAACACAATGTTCTAATCCTTTAGTAGGCAGATTAGCTATTTTATAATTGTATATACCCGGAATATAATTTTGTTTATTAGCATCAAATTCTAATAGTTGGTTATATATGTCCATAATTGGTTGTTCTATATTAAACTTCTTTTCAAAACGTTTAGCTATAGTAACAAGTCGCATAACATACTTTTCTTCAAATGGAAAAAAATGTTGGTGCTTTTTGTAGAAATATTCTTTATCTACACTATTTTTTAAATCTTCAATATGTTTTAAAACTTTTTTATTAAAGGGAAATCTAATTACAAGCATTTTCATATCTTTATAATCTAAAAGTTTAATCCAATGCTCTTCATTAATTTTACGTAACGGATTACGTAAACGTCCAATACATGATTTCAAATCAATTTCATGTTTATCAAATTGATCTATGTAATAATCAACTAATAATTTTTGTACAAGTGTATATTGACGTTGCGTTAATTCTGTACCCCTAAATACTTGTTTAGCAATACTAAACATTATTTTATGGTTGTCTTCGTGTAGTTTAAAATTTTGGAGTTTAGAGAGTGTAGGGTCGTCATGGAATTTAAGTTGGCTTATTCCAGCAACTAATTCTAAGCAGTCTTCAACAGTAAGGGATTCTTTTCCGACACTTTTTCTAAACATAATATAGCTATTATACTAGATTAGAGAGAAGAAGTCAAGTGTTTATGTGGTAATCCTTGTGAAATTTCTTCAATTGTCCATTCAGTATATGCTAAATCATTAAGCCATTGTTGCCTGTCAGGCATTGTTGGATTATTAATAGTTTCTAATGAATGGTTTCCAACATCCCATGCTAAACTTTCAGGCCCTATAAAAACAGGTACGCCTCCAATAACTGCTTGGGTCGCCGGATTACTAGACCAATTTACTACTGCCCATGCATTATGGAACTCGAAGTTAAAGTCATCATATGTGTTTGGAATTTGCTGAGGTACTTCGTGTGTTACGTTTATAAAGTCTGTAAGAGCGGATTTATCTAGTGTTAATTTATTTCTAGGATGTGAACGAACAATTATAGGTCTTGCTGTATGATGTCTTATGGTTTCAATAGTAGCAAGAACCCAATCTTCCATTCTTGGCATATCACGCCACTGGTGACTTTTATTATGTTGCCCACATATAATTATATCTCTACCACTAGTGCGCCAAGGTTGTAACTTTAAATTGAATAAGTTTGCACGTTCAGGACCATGTTCTTTAGGACCAAAATTTGCTTCCCTATTGATTCCGTTGATTCCAACTTTCCATGTTGTACCTCGTTTGATACCACCGACTTCTAAAACTATTATCGGTTTATTCTGCTTCTGGCATATTTCCCATACGTCTTTGTTTGGAGCCATTCTCCCGTTCCACAGAATACTCCAAATAACAGATACGTCACAGTCATGATCGTTATACACAACATCGTGACCGGAAATACGACACCCACTAGCAAAATTATCAAACACAGGTCTACTATTTTTTGCGCCATAGTCTGTCCATAAGCTAAACTTCATTCCAATACTTCTCGTTTCTAGGCACTAGAAGATCTTTTTTTCTACTACTGCCTTCTGTTTTACGAACACCCTTCATATGATCAAGCCACGCTCCTAAAACAGAATTAATTAAAGGATGTCCGCCTCCTCCTGTCTTTGCTGTATTATTATAAATGTTTGCACTATAATCTAATACATTAGGATACTTTGCTTTCATTTGATTTAATATATGACCAAATACAAACGAATCATGCCATTCATCTAATTTAAAAATACCATCTTCAGCTTCTTCATAATAACGTTCGAATTCGTCTAAAAATTGTCTGCACATTCTATCTTTAATATTTAAACCATAAAATCCGCACTCGGGCCAGGTTTGTGATCCTATACCCCTGCCTACATAAGTTATCCATTTATCTCTTGGTAATAAATTTTTAATTTGTTCATAACTCCAAGTGCTATGGACAAAAGTATCAGCATCGATCCATACTATCCAAGTAGCTTCAGGATCTTGACATTCTTTAAATACAGAATAAACTTTGTTAGCAAATCTAATAGCATGCCATTTAAACTCTTTATGATGATCACGTGGACGTCTTTCAGGCCATGGACATTTGCCATTTGCTTTAGGTACATCTTTCCATTTTTCTTTAAATGCTGTTAGTTTTGTTAATTCTTTTTGATCTTTAATAGTAATTTGTTGAGGTCTAGGATTACTTGGTTGACAATCTTCAGCATAAACTATTAATGGAATATTATTATCAACACGCTCTGCAAAGCTATTAATAAATCTTTGACCGTACTCAACTAGTCCCGGTCTATGAAATGTAGTTACAAATTTAATGTCTGACATTTACCATCTCCAAGGCAACATACTAAGGCCTATTAAGTTTAATACAAATTCTACTACAACAACAAATACTAAACCACCACCTATTTGCCATGCCCACCATTTCCATCCTGTAAGGCTCCGCGACCATTGTGCAAGTTTACTGTTATGTGCTTTATCATATGCACCAGTTTTATTACCAATTTTTTCTGCCCAGTAATTACCATCTAATATATTCTTTAACATTATAAATGGCCACATTAGAATTTTTAATATTTTCATTACTCTTGACCTTCATCTTTATTCTGTGTATATTTTAAAGCAGTTTTGCCTTTGTTCCGTTTTCCTTGATGGAATACATTTGTTCTTTGCCATGCCATAGCCATTCTAGGGTTACACTTACATTGGTATCTAAATACAGCATCGCACTTTCTACAAAACCTCGAATTAACTCTACCATCCATTATATAAAATTCCTCATGTGTTGCCATGCTTCTCCAGTAAGTAAATCTCTGAAGCTCCAGTGGCATTGTGCTATGTTATTAATCCATTGTTCTCTATCTTTTTTCTGTAGGTTGTTTATGTCAGCTAAGTTAGTATGACATACTTCTGATACTTGACTTGCACTAGGATCTTCCACTATTACTGGAACTCCTTCAATTACACTTGCTACAGCCGGACTACTATTATAAACTATTGTAACCATACTTTTTGCTAAGTCGTGTTCTATACGAGGTTCAAAACTAATACGTACATTAGGTCCGTGAATTTGTTTTGTATATTCAGGAGCCTTTTTATCGCCCGGGTGCGGTCTAACTATAATAGGTCGTTGACTGTATTGTCTAATATCTGCTATTTTACTATTAGCCCACTGAACAACATCTTTACCTTTCATTGACCAACCACCATTACGTTGTAAGCATAACAGAATACATTCGCGTTCATTTATTGACCACGGTTGTAAAGTAACACCTAGGTCTCTTTGAATTTTACGCCACTGACTATCTGTTGAATTACTATTACAATAATTCCCAGTATCATTAAAAACGCCATTAAGACTATATCGTAAATAATGATGTGGTTCGTTAGTTACTGCTTTATATAAAAATAAATTACTATCTGCTGTTATAAATGCTTTATTTCTTGTATTATTTGATATTCCTCTTCTAAGTTGTATATGTGGAACATGGGCACTTCCTTCATGTATAAAGCCTTGCATCATCGCAACATCACATTGTAACAATTCAAACCCATCATAAACTAGACCATTATCACCGCATTCTCTTACTCCTGCAATAAAGTTACGTATAATTTGCTCTTTATGATTATGCTTTAAAGGTTTAGTTCTAGTCCCTGGTGGGATAACTTTTGTGTAACCAACTACTCTCATTTTATTTTACTCCACGCATATCCATTTAACATCTCGTCATACGTAAATTGATTATTAGCAAGGTAACGACAAAGCCATGTTAATTGTTTACGGCCTGGATGTTTTACAAATTCAATCTGGTGTAATTTTGTTTCGCAAATATCTTGAGCACAATTAGGGCCTAATACTATTGCAGGTGTTCCATAAATCATTGCTTCTAATGAAGCAATACTATTAAATGTTACTAAACAATGTACATCATCTTCTAATGCTTGTTCCATAGTTTGTGTAGAAACCCTAGCTTCTCTACTAGGTTTCTTTCTAATTTCAACTGGTCTTTGTGTATGCTTTTTAATTTGCATAACAGTATTTTCAATCCAGATATCTAAATCTAATTCAAAATATTTCATTACTTTTTCACTAGGTGGAACTAAAAGAATTTTCTTTCCAGGTCTAACATCTTTAAACTGTATAGCAAGACGCTTCCATCTTTCACCACTATAATGTTCGGGAGCTTTTATTAATAAATTAGCATCAAGTTTTCTTTGTGCAGTTATATCATCATCACCTGGCTCTTTTTTATTATCTTCTAATCTATCTCTAGCTGGCATATGAAGATTTTGTAATGCATTTTTAACTATTCGATGATAAGTTTTCTTACCATTAGGATTCATTGGGCTTGGATTATTTCCAATATAGCCTGTATCCATAAAGTAAAAATCTCTACCTTCTTCGATACATTTTTTAATAATTTTAGTTTTACCTAATCCTCTTACTAGGATTGGTGTTTTGTCATTCCAGTCTAAATCATCTGCCCTAATATATTTTCCACCTGATCCTAATGCCATTGCCATTACAAAAGAATCAACTAATCCAAATGGTGATTTTTCTTTTTTCTCTACTTTTTTAATTCCGCTATCAACACAAATTAGATTAGGCGCTTTAACATCTTCAAATGCCCGTGTTACTGCATTAACGGCATCCTTAGCATGACCTGTTGCGACTGCGGCAAGTATATGATTAACTAAATCTTTTAATTCAGGTTTCAAATGTCTGGGGTCCCATTCCATTTTTATTTCCCTTGCATTGTTTCTGCAAGTATATCTTTCCAAACTTGATTATACTCACAGTCTCGATAATTTTTAAACCAAGGCCCACCTTCTGTATAATGTAATGCTTTAGGTTTGCCATCTTCTGGTTCTTGATACCAACCAACTAACCAATTCCACTCGTTTGAAATTTTACCTATTTCTTCATCTTCAAGCCATGCAAATCTATGTAAATATTTTCCTGTTGTGTTAGGATTATTAATTAAATCAACTGTAATTTTTTGATTACTTGGATGTCCACAGTTCCATAAGACTACTGAACTCCAATTTTTTCTTGGATATTGTGATTGTACTCGCCCATCCATCTTCATACCCGGTGGAGGATTATGATCGTGTTGTACACACATAACTGCATATTTGTCATCAGCTAGATCAAATAATTTTTGTACATCTTCTAAAAATACAACATCGTCATCACAAAATAATGCCCAACCTTTATAATTCATTAATGCAGGAACAAGGAATCTTGTAAATGTAAATTCAGTTGAACCAAGTTTATCAGGTTCTCTCCAATACAGTTTACGTTGTCGTAAATCTTCTTGTGCTAATGGTTCAACATCAATATTGTTAAATCGTTTAATACTATATTCACATACTTGCCATGGTATGTCACTTCGGGTATCATATCCAATAAACACTTTATTCGCTATTAATTCCCTAAGTTGTGCCTGGTTAGGATTTCTTAATTGTCTTAGTCCTTTTGTACTCATGCATGTTCCTTCCTACACCAGATTGCTGTTTGGTCAATAGTATGTATCTTCATAGTGTCTCCGAAGACGTCATGAAAGGCTTTTTTACTACCTTGCCAACTATTATAGTCATCAATTACACATATACCACCTATTGATAACTTAGGCCAAAGTACTTGTAATTCTTTATATGTACTTTCATACCAATCAGTATCTAGCCGAAGAAGTGCAATATTAGTTGGTACATTTCCCGGATTCTCAAGTGTTTTACATACGTCACCAACAACATACTTGGTTTGATTTTGTGGAATAAATGGATTTATATTTTCTACAACTTCGTGTAATTCTGCTCTACACCACTGATCATAACCATTTTTTGCTTTAGTACTTTGATGTGCAAATCCATAAGAACCATCAGCATTGATTCTATAATCATCTTCAGTTGGTGAAGTCATACCTTCGAATGTATCATACAACCAAAACTGTCTTTTACTTTTTGTATTACCTAACCAAGCACTAATTATTTGTCCGCCTTTATAAACACCACATTCTACTATAGCACCTTCAATTTTTTCTTTGTCTAATTCTTTAATAGTACGAAACGTATGTAAAAGTCTTTCCCCACTTGTCATAGTATAAGGTTTACATACGTTTAGCATGTTCCATTCATCTTCTGTAAACTCTTCTCTACGATCTTCGTTCAATATCATCTTCTACGCACCTATCACCGTATTGTACTTCTAATATATGACACGGTTCTTTTGTTTCATTACAACCTTGATGCCATTGTCTTTTGTGAATTGTAAATGACTGATTTTCTTTGTACCGTCCAAGTTCATCAAAATCGGATGAAATATTTATTGTATTAACTAAACACGTTCCTTTAAGAATATACCAATGTTCTGATCTATCTTGATGGCGTTGCATACTTAAACTTTTACCAGGTTCTATTACCAATTCTTTAACTTTGTATCCTGCTTTGTCGTCTAGTACTCTATACCATCCCCAGTTACGTATTGTTTTAGGATTCTTCCATTCTTCTAATATCCAACTACTAGAATTTTGTTTAACTTCGCCACCAACCCCAAAAACAAAATCTACGTTAGGCCATTCATTCATTTCGGGAATATTGTCTTTAGTTCTATCTCCACCATTTGCAAATATTATTTTTGATCCTATTGATGTTGATGCAATTAATTTAGAAATAGCATTGTTGGCTGTGTCATCTTCGTCATTAAAGTCCATAACCCAGTCAACATTTTTTAAATTTTTTACTATTGCAATACGTTCTTTTAACGGCATAAACGCACGACCTTTTTTACGTACTAACCATGCATCAGAATTAATTCCAACAACTAGTTGGTCGCCTAGTTTTTTAGCCGCTTCAAAATAAGCTATATGGCCCGAGTGAAGTGGATCGAATCCACCGGTTACTAATACAATTGTCATTACAACTGTATTTAATATTATCGGAGAGAAGCTTGTATATAATTGATTATTGTTTCGGGATCAGATACTTCGTATGGATCATCGTCATTACCTGTTTGATTAAATCCAGGTTCAACAAATGCTTGATCAACAATACCGTTAATAACATATAGTGAATAACGCCACGATCGTGGACCAAATCCTAAATGTCGTTTGTTACAACTAACGCCTAATGCTTGAGAAAAGTCGCCATTACCGTCTGAAAGTAATTTAACATTTTTAATACCAAGACTTTCAAACCATGCATTCATAACAAACCCATCATTAACTGAAACACAATATACTTCGTCTACACCTAGACCTTTAAATCTATCATATGCTTCGTCGTATGCTGGTAATTGTTTGGTTGAACATGTTGGTGTAAATGCTCCAGGTAAACCAAATATTACAATTTTTTTCTTAGGGAAAATCTCAGCAGTAGTAATTTTTTGAAAGTCACCCATTACTCTATTAACAAAAGTAACATTAGGTATTCGGTCAAATCTTTCTATTTTTTGAATAGAGCCCGGTAAGGCAGGATGACCTGTTCGTTCGTATTTGTCTTTATATGCCTTAGCATACTCATCAGGAGTAGGTGGTCTTGTAGTTTCGTTTTCAAATGTTTTATCAGTACTACGATGATTACCGCCGTATTGATCTTGGATTTGTTTTCCAACATTAGTGTCAGTTAGTTTCATTTGTATATTTTCCTCCAACGCTGATCATATATGTTCTTGTCGTTTTCTGTTAGTACATATCCGGGATTGTTTGCTAGTTTTATTGCTAAATCCCTTAGTTCTATTCCTTCTTGTGTTAACTCTGCATCTGGTACATCTTTTAATTCATCTAAGTATTTCCAGCTCAAAGTGCCCCCTCCTTATAGTCTTGCGTCTTCCATTCCAGCAACTCGAAGCTTCACTATATTAGTTAGTTGCCATTGCTTTTGGTCTAGAGCTTTTGTGACTCCCAACCATTTATTTCGCATTAGTGCGAATTCGTTAATGATTTTTTCATAATCAACTACATCAGCTTCGCCGTCAACATACTTTTCGACATCACGACTGCTTAATGCTCGTTGATAATTTTCCAAATATTTTTTAAAAAATGAACTCCTTAAACGCCGTAATTCAATATTTAAGTATTCTAGTATTGCTTCAAGCTCTTGAAGTTGATTAAAACGTTGTTCAACTAAACCAGGCATTTCAGCCGCGGCTTTTTCAACACTACCTTTAATCCGTATTTCAGCTTTTGCTTCTTCAAGCTCATGTTCAAAATACCCAATTGCGGCAGGTATCTTACTAATATCTTTAGCAACATCTGAATACCAGCCCATTAATAATCCTCGTCGTCGCTATCGTCATCATAATCTTGTTCTTCATCTTCAAGATAATAAGAAATAGCTTTATCTAGGTCATTGTCAGAACCCAACGCATCTCGAAATGCTTCATCAGAACACCCAAAATCTGCACATAAATCAACAAACCGTTCTGCAACGGTTTCCATGCTTTTTTTATCAACATATTCTTTAAAGCATTGCCAAATTTCGCTGACATGCGATCCACTTTCGATCATATAATCCTTACTCCTTTATGTTAGTAGTATCTTCAACTTCAGGTTCTTCTGCTTGAAAAGAATCGAAGTTATTCATAATTATGTCTAACTTCTCTCCTGACCAGTCTTTTCGATATTCAAGAGTTTCCTTTCCTGTCGAATCAGTGTATTTAAGTCGATTGCCTTGCTGTACTAGTAGGCCTTTCTTCTCAAATAAATCTACTAACCCCGAGTATGGGTCCATGCCTGTATCATATGGTATTTTAACTTGCACACCTTCAAAAGGTTTTGCATAACGTGTTTTCATAACTTTACAAGCGGCTCTAATGCCTCTTACATCAGTTACTTTTTTACCATCTAAATCTTCTTTAAGTTTTAGTTTTTTCATTGCAACTACAATACTAGATGCATAGATAAATCCTTGACCTCCACTAATCTTATCGTCGGGATCAAACATATCTTGTGATGCGTAAGTATGATTAGTACATACTAGTCCTACGTTATGTGAACCAATCATATTAACTGTATTACGTACTAATGAAGTAAGTGCTTTAGGTTTACGACCCATATCACCCTTCATATCACCCTTATTAAACTGATCTACATCAGTTGGTGTTAGTAACATACCCAGACTGTCAATAACAAACAACACTTTAGGTCGGTCTACGTCTGCCATTTCTCTATATTCAGACATAAATGTACTAATAGTTTTAGCAACATCGTCGATCATTGACATGTTAAGTTTTAGGATTTTCTTTTCGTCTGTGTCTACTGAAAGTGCTTGTAACCATTTTTCATCTAATGCATTTTCACTATCAATTAGTACAACAAAGATCCCTTGATCTTGTGCCGCTTTAACAATGTTACCTGCACAAATATATGATTTACCTGCACCTGATTCTCCAGCAAATACAGTAACTTTGCCTAAAGGAACACCTTTATTAAAGTCACCACTTACTAGATAATTGAGTGCATAATTACCTGTACTAATCCAATCTGTTGGATCATTAAAGCCTGAGCTCATACCTGTAATAGATTTTGTTAAGTTTTTACGAAACTTAGAAACGTCAAATGCTCTATTGGTCATAATTTCTCCTTTATCCAATTATTATAAGGGTGACTGTTTCCAGCCACCCTATATAACATAGTTCTTAGTTGGTTTGACGTGAACGGATCATCTTTAAGATGTCTTCCGCTTTATTATTATCCGCCGCCGGTGCTACTTCTTCAGCAACTGCTTCAGTAGTAGTAGCTGGTGCTACTGCTTCTGGAGTTGGAGTTACTGGAGTTGGATTTGGAGTTGGACTTGGTGTACTTGCTTTAACAGGATCTCCTGTACGAGCTGACATTCCCGCTGGGCGGAAATAGTTACCAAATTTTTCCATATCATATGCTTCACCATCAACTGATGCTTCAAACATATCTTTAATAGCTTTAACTTCTACTTCGCCTGGTTTCTTAGGCAAGTAATCGTTTAATGTAAACAAGCCATGATCTTCTACAGCTTTATACTCATCTTCATTTAATGGACGCTCTCTGCGTGACCAAGATGAAGTTGAATAGTCTGCATAACCACCTTTAGAAGTTTTAGAAATTCTAAAGTCTACACCTGCGGTATAGTCGGTTGGCATTTCCTGCATATCAGGATCCATTAATGCACCCTTAATGATTTGGAAAATTTGAGGTCCAATAATAAAACGTCTAACTGGATTTTCTGGAGTGGTATCCTCGCTAAGAGGGTTATCAGTTACAAAGCCCTGAAATACATATGAACGTTTCTTCCAATACTTACGTCCCATATCTTCTAGGTTTTTATCTTTGAACCAACCACGTACTTCTGAAAGTACAGGGCATGTTTCGCCATACATTTCCATACATGGAACTTGTACTTGTACAGGTCGTGAATCGGTTTGATTCTTAACTCCTGCAAAAGGTAGTTTAATCATCAATCGTTCTTTCCAGAAGAAAGTATTACTTTCATCTCCGTCTGGTAAGAAACGAAGCGTTGCTGACTCACCTTCTTTTAAATTCCAAAATGGGTAAATTGCGTTGTCGCCGCCGCCGGAACCGCCTGAAGAGCGATTTTCTTGTTCTTTCAATTTTGCACGAATTTCTGCTAGTGTTGCCATAATTATAGCCTCCTTTAAGTTGTTATAAGCCTTCGTTGCTTGTGCCTTTAATAGTAGCACATAATATATATGTTACTATCTTTTACTTAGTAAGTCAAGTTCTTATTTGCCGAAAAAGTGGTTTTTACTGGGGTATACCAGCCAAATGTTTCACACGAGACATTTCGTCGTCTTGATTGTGAAATAATTTGTCAATCATTCTTTCTGCATAAGGAATACTCTTCTCACCAAATTCTTTTTCTACAGATGTTAAAACTGCCGTTTCGCCTTTTGGAAATCTATTAGTAGTATAATCATAATAGCTTTTGATTAGTTCTTCTAGTCTTTCCGATGGTTTCTTTCCGTCATCTTTTTTGTCATCACGTTCTTTGCCTTTTGCCTTTACAATTTTTTTAAGTATCTCAGGATCAAAATATTGGCCTTTGTCTGGATGATCTAGTGGTGCCGCCTCTGCAGGTACTTCTGCGTCTGCAGGTACTTCTGTGTCTGCTGTATGGTCTGCATCGTCTGGGCTACCTAATTGTATTTGATCCATAACCTCTGGTGCTTTAGCTTCTATCCATTTCATTACAAGTGGTGTTACGTTAATGTCGGAATCTTTTTGTCCAATTTTACGGAACATTTCTTGTAATTTTGGATCATCAATAATGCCTGCTAAACTTGAAATAGCATTTGCACCGTTAACACCTGCTGGAAAATGATCAGCAACCAATTCGTTAATTTTACTAATTGCTTGGCTCTTAGTTTCTTCATCACCATCTAATAATGAATTTTCAGCTTCACCAACAATATAAGAAATAGCTTTTTCATATTCTGCTACTGGATCAAATGCTTGTGGTTCTAATTCTTCACTAGTACCATACTCACTTTCGATATCGTCGACCATTCGATTGTAAATTTCTTCATGGTCATCATCTGGATGTAACCCATGCTCAACTGAAACGTCGTCGTACATATCTTGTATTGCTTTTTCAATCTCAGGACCATGTTTTCCTCTTTGGCCTTGATCTATTAATTCATAAGGATCATTGTCATTTGCAATTTTAGTTAAGAACTCATCAACATTCGATCCGTGACCTTCTTGTGCTTTATATAATCTATGTCCAGGATCTCTTTCATTATCTCTAGTAGCCATTCTTTTGTTAGCGTCTATAGTCATATCTTTCATTATATCAGCCGCGTCGTCTTTAATTGGCCATGAGTTAAGTCCGTCATCAAAATCATGAGAACTTAAACGAGCTTTATTAAATCCTTCATCTCTCATGTCACCTGTAACTGACTTAGGATCAACTCTTGCATTGTCACCATCGACATGAGCTGTATAATGTAAGTCAGCCCAAGATTCTTCACCATCGTCGCCAACTACTTCCCACTCAATTGAGCCTTCGATATCGTTTTGATCTGTTTTTTCAGATAATAAGTCTTCTGGCCCAAGTTCTTCAACTTTTTTAGAATCATTAATAAGTTTATAAACATACGGAAATACACTTTTTAGTTCTTCATTAAATGATCTAATAGTTAATTCATCAATCCAACTGTTACTAACTTCTTCTGGAACATCTTCTAATACTTCTTGTTTATAATTCTCAATAGCATTTTTATAATATGCTTCACGTTGTAATTTTAAACATTCTTTTTTAACAGTCTCTAATCGTTCGTTAACAGCATTAACATAACCTTTTAAGCCTTCTGCCATTACTGCACTACGATTCATATAAGTTTTAAATTGACGTAATTTAGAAAGTTCTTCGCTGAGTGATACGATATGTTTTCCAAATTCATCATAAAGATGTCCGCCTTCACTTACATGACGTGCTAAGGCTCTTGCACCGTTTAAATGTCTAAACGGATATTTAAATCTTTCACCGTTGTCGCTTTCAATATAAATGCTATGAACGTGTTGTGTTCTCGATCCAGCAACTTCTGGATTAACTGCTTGTGTATGTTTAAGTACTAAACGAGCTTTGTCGACATCTTCATAGCTTGTTCGACTCGTTCCGTACATTGTAGATTCACTCATTGTTTTGTCTCCGGAGCTATTTTTAGTTAAGTGTGCATAATCTCGTTTATCAAGATTTGACTTTGTAATATCACGTATATCAAAATTCATCATATTTTTCTTAGAAAATACTCTTAATTCTTTTAAGAAATTATACCAGTTTTCTTTAACGTGATCTGATTGATCAGTTATAAAAGAATCATTATAAGTTACTATTACACCGTCTTGTTCGTTAATAGCAATACTTACTTTGCCTAGTATTTTTTCGCCTTCTTTAAAATCAAAGTCATAATAACGAGCTGTTTTTGGATCGTCAGTAACTACTCCATCTGCATCACCTATTGTAACTGATGGAAATCGACCTCTAATTTTAGCAAATAAATTTTCTGATATTTTATCCATTGTACTCATATTGTTATTTATCTGTATTGCGTCGTAACCATAATAGGCATTGGCGGTACAAAGTCCTCTGGGTTTTCGTCATCAGCTTGATTAAAGGTATCATATACCCTTGGATCCCATGCTTTTAGTACTGTAATCATTCGCATTGTTAATATAGAAGCCATTACTAAGTCATCAGTTTCACCAGGCTTTGCTTTAAAGCCAGACCCAGCCGCAACAAACCCTTTAAGCTCAGTAATTAATGGTTTACTGTTTATTTTCATTCTATCGTTTTCGATCATTGTTTTGAGTTTAGCACAAGCACTTACTTTTGATATGTGTGTAGTATTAAATCCTTTGCGGAATTTACGTATATGTCCTTTTTTCATCGGCTCACTAACAAACATACCTGGTATATTTTCTTCACCAAAATCATTAATAACAATAAGGGCGGCTTCACCTATAGCATTATTTTCTACACTCCAGTAAATATTTTGTCCTGTTGTATTTCCAACATCTTTAATATAGTTACATATATCTTTCATAATTCTAATTTGTGCAGGAATTGGAGTTGTATTATGACGCCATTCTGCAATTTGTATATATGTAGGTAATTCAATAACTTGAATTGCTGAATAATCACCTCCAGTACCCATTGCTGGATCTAAAGCAACTACATACGTTTTATCTCCTGATGGTTTTCCGTACCAACGAGTTTGACCCATATTAAGTACAGGATCTACTCCCTCTAATGTTGATAATTTAATTGAATTAATTAATGTTTCATCATAAACTAAGAATTCACAACCGTACTCTCGTCTAAATCTTTCCTCGCCAATACGCCCTACTTCTGCTTTTGCCCAGTCATCGTCTCTATCTGGATGAGCGTCCCACGGTGCAGTATATCCATGAAATCCATTAATTCCAACTTCGTTTTCATTACCGTTGTCGTCAAATTTATTTTGTGATTCTTTCCATATAATTGCAAAAGTATCTTCGTCTGAGTTTGGTGTTGATGTAATAATTGCACGACCACCTGTTGCTAGTGTGGGTGACATTGAAGTCCAAAACTCATCAGCAATACTTGGATTAACAAAAGCAAACTCATCACAGTATAGTAATGATATAGACATACCTCTACCAGTATTACCTGTAGTAGTAGCACTTACTAATCTACTACCGTTTTCAAATTCCATTGACCCTTTGTTATAATTTGTTACTCCAGCACGAATAAAGTCTGGACATAATTCATATCCATAACGAACACGTTGCATAATTTCTTGAGCACCAGCAAACTTATGTGCGGCAATTAATATTGTTTGATCAGGATGGAACATAGCATACCATAAAAGATATGCAGACGCACAAGTAGTTTTACCACTTTGACGCGGTAACATATTAACATTGAATCGATGGTTATGGTAAGCACTTAATAGTTCTTCTTGATATTTAAAAGGTTTGAATAACATTTTACCTTCAACAGGATGTTGAATATACATGAAATTTTGTGCAAAGTGTAAATAACCTGAATCAGGATCCATACAGGCTTTTAAGTGCTTTATTTCTGCTTCGCCGAACTTTTCACGTAAGTGAGCTTTTTTAGTTAATACGCCGTCTAAACTTTTTACCATACTAGTATTTATTGGCAAAAATAGGACCCGAAGGTCCTATTTGAGTTTAAAATATTTGGGAGGAAATATTGTGTTTGTAATTATGTTAGTGTAATACCTGTTACAGCCGCTACAGTAGTACCACGTAAGTCTACGTTGTTTACCCCTGCACCATCTGTTCCGTCACCTAAGTTACGTAATCTTGCTTGAATATCCGCGGCTGAAAGTGATGGATCTGTAATCATATAAATGATTCCTGTTGCCGCATCAACTAATTGATACATTAACGGGCTAACTTCTTTAATAATTAGTTCGCCTGCTTCATTAACTGCATCGTCTTCTGCTCGCAAATCAATTGCCGCCGCTGAATTATTTTTTGCAGTAACTAACCACCCTTTGGCATTATGTTGATACAATGTTCCAACTGTTACACCTAGTCCGTTTACTCTTGTAAAGCCTACCATTATTTTTTCCCTTTATCTTTTGCCGCTTTAACATCTTTAACATCTACTTTTAATGCTTTTGCAATCTCTTCATCTGAATCACCATCTTGTGTCATTGTGTCAATGTCTTTCACTTTACCTTCTTTAACTTTTTTATCTTTAATAGCTTTTTTCATTGGCTCTTTTTTATCGCCATCTTTGTCCATATCAAGAAAGTCTGGTTTTGCTTTCTTTTCTTCTAACGCTTTCCAAAGTTCTTCTTTAATTGAACCTTCTAAACGAGTTAGTTCAGCTCTAATTGACATTGGATTATCGCCACCTGCTACTTTTGGATAAGATTTTTTAGGTCCGTTTAATCCACCTGATAAATCTTTAGTCATAAGTTTTGTATCACCATATTTTTCATCTGGTGCATTAGCGTAATCTGTTCCTTCATCACCGTCATCATCTTTTTTATCATCGCCATCATCTTTATCACCAATGCCAGCAAGTTTTATAATATCCATGCCTTTATCTGATGGTCCATCATCTGGTTCACCACATGGTGAATCACCTGGAGGTGGTCCCATATCCATTGGAGGCATGCTTGGTGGCATGTCCATTGGACCATGATCGTGATCGTCTGGTTTTGGTAAATCAACTATGTTTCTAAATTTTTCAATATCCATTCTTGGATTTGGATCACTAATTTCGCCTGCCGGGCCTGCATCTTTTAGTCCCGCATTCTGCATCATTTTTAAAAGTACTCCAACGTCATCAGCAGTATCGCCTGACATTGAAATATTCATTGATGCTTGTTCATTCAAGCTATCAATTTTTTTGTATATGTCATTTAACTTCATTATTTGCTCCCTATAGGACTAGTTGTTCCTTGATCACCCATATCATGTTTTTGTTCTGTATCACTTATGCCATCTGGAACTTGTTTATTTTCACGTTCTGAACGAACTTTTTCAAGTTCCTTCAATAAAGCCATTACTCTACCGTCGCCACTTGTGACTTCTGGATTTGGAATAGCTGATTCCATTTCAGAACCTAAGTTAGCAGTATAAACTTTGTCATACTGTTCTCTATCTTGGTATTCTTCTTGTGGCTCACCTTCACCTCGTACAATAACATGAGATTCACTAATGCCACACGCTATTGCAACATATTGTTGTAATACTTGTGGAGTAGTTGGATAAGTTAGTTCAACGTCATAGTAGTGAACATGTGTATTTTGTAATTGTGGAAAATCTAAAGGTCGTTCGGTAATAGGTGTTCTTTTACCAGCTGACATATTTGAAACTTTAAACTTCTGTAATGCACTTTCTAATGTATCAGCACATCCTTCAGGCAAATCGCCAGCTACACCGATTTTAAAGGTGTACGTTTTTTGTGCTTCATTTAAATGTTCAACAAATGTTTTACTCATGACTTTGTTTCCTTGTTATACTGTTATTTATCCATGTGCTTTAGTTTTTCTAGTAGACTATTGCGATCTGTAACTACATACCCTTCGCCGTTTACTATATTAGCATCATCAATCGAGCTTTCTTTATCCATTTTTTCTTTTTTAAGCTGTAATTCTACCATTTTTAGCTTTTTATCAAGTTTTGCATTCTTGGCGTCTAAGTTAGTTTTAAGCATTTGCCCTGCAACTTCAAAAACACGCCCTGAATACCGTGCTTCAACATTCATACCTAGATCCATTAAATCTTCATATGCCTGCATAGATTTATCAGAAACTTCATTTAACTCTTTATCAGCTAGTTCTCCTAGACCCTTTACCTGCGGTAACGCCGCTGTAATTTTGTCAAATTCAGCTATTTCGCGAAATGTTTCTTTTTGTTCCTGCTTCGCTTCTAGTTTAGCTTTATTGTTATCTGCATCTATAATTTCTTTTGATTCAGGTAAGTTTAGGAGTTCTTCTAACTTCTTAGTCATTTCTTTCCTTGTAATTTTTTATCGCTGATTTAATAGCATCCTCGGCTAAAACACTACAATGTATTTTAACTGGGGGTAATGCTAACTCATCTGCAATATCCATATTTTTAATTTCTCCTGCTTGATCTAAAGTTTTACCTTTTAACCATTCAGTTACTAAACTTGAACTTGCAATAGCTGAGCCACAACCAAATGTTTTAAATTTAGCATCTACTATTTGTTCTTCGTCTACTTTAATTTGTAATTTCATAACATCACCACATGCTGGTGCTCCAACCATTCCAGTTCCAACATTTGGATCGTCTTTATCAAACGTACCTACATTTCGCGGGTTTTCGTAATGATCTAATACTTTTTCACTATATGCCATAATACTTCTCTTTTCAATTTAACTACGTGTATATTTATTTCTTATTTTGGTTGAACAGCTCAAAAAGAGTGTGGACTTTCTCGCGTAGGACTTCTATTGACGAATGCATTTTAGCTAATACAATTACTAATGTAACGAATCCTAAAAATATTGGCCATAAACTTGCTATTACATTAAGTGAATCTGCCGTGGTTCCATCCGTCATTTCCTTTTTCCTTTATGAAATATGTCATGTTCATTGATGACTCTAAATACAATCTTTCTTTGTTTACACCAATATCTTGCGGCTTCCCATTTTGCAAGATTCTGTACATATTGAGCTTGTCGGTACTTATTTCTTCCGATGCTCTCTTTCTTCATCTGGTTTTCAGGTTTGACTTCTATTAATTCAACATGCCCTTTTCCTTTTGCATCTGTATATTGAATCATAAAGTCTGGAACATAAACTGTAAGTTTTCCTGTTAAAGGATTCCTATAAGGAATCTTAACTGACTCACTTGCCCATTTAGACACGGATGGGCTTTCATCACAAAATTTCATAAATGCGAATTCCCAACTAGATCTATAAAGGGGTGTTTTGTTGCCTAAGTATTTTTCTGTATGTTTAAGACTATAGCGTCCCTGTGCATATTTCGC